CGGTTCATGTCAAAAGGGCCCATGGTTTTCAAGAACTTTTATGACATAGCCAGCGATGAAGAAGTGGCAAAAGCCATTTTCAGTGATGAAAACAACCATGTGTTTTATGAAACTGCCAATCCCTTGAAACACATGAAGGAGGTTGAGAAGCATTTGAACGCCCACAAAGCAACCAGTAATCTGTTAGCATGGGGAGATGAAGCAAATGATCTCATTTATTGCACAGTGACAAAGAATGATGGATCAGTATATCGAGTCAGGCTAACTCCACACAACCCTCATCGGTTGACAAAACATCATGGCGTGCAAGGTTTTGAGAATAAATTTGGAATCTTCCGGCAGAGTGGACAAACAGAGGTGTTGCAAAGACCACAACAAGAGCTGGAGATAGCCACACACCTCCAAACAAGTCAGGTCAACTTGGATGTCGCAAAAATGATTGGAACAGTCACAGTGGATGGTGGGCTCATTTGTTGCATATTGTACAAGGATTTCCTAGTGATGCCAGCTCACGTTATGATGAAGAAATTGCCAATGCGCATCAGTTTCTCCCATTGCACGGTTGTTGTCACAGAGCTCCCTGAAATGTACTCTTTCATAGGGTATGATTTGGTTTTAGTGAGACGGCCTAGTGAACTAGCGCCAATAAAATGTCAAGCACACTGTGGAACGGCACATGATGGAATGCTGGTGCAAATGATTTACAAGAAGCCAGTGACAAACAAAGTGGTACCAACCATAACAGCACCCATTCATCAGACTAAGGAGCACCGCTGGGCACATCAGATTCCAACTCACAATGGCATGTGTGGGTGCCCTGTGTTGGATGTCGTGACAGGGAAAATTGTGGGAATCCACGTCATGGGTGACCTTGCCAAGAAGCACAATGTTTTTGAAGCATTTCCATCAGAAGCCATTACAATAATGGGAACGAATGACAGGAAGGTTCATGCATCCTACTTTCGCAACAAAGTTAATATGTGGGTTTTCCAGCCAGAAATGCATGGTTATTTGGCGAAAAACCTGGTCAATCTTCAAATGATGGAATTGAAAACCTTTTCAAGGAATATAGGAATTTACACCAAGGAGAACTTTGAAAAATCAGCAAATTGCGGTGGTTTGTTCAAGCACCGTGAAATTTTTGGTCCTCGTGACAATGAATTTCTTCAACAGTTCGAGCATTTTGATAATCTGGCGTATGCACATGCTCTGCTAAACACACGGCACACTTATGTTGGGGAGAGCCCATATTGGCTAGAGTTCAAGAGAAATCATCAATCATTGGTGCGTGGCATAGAGGAATATGAGGACGCGTACCTGCCAAGTCGGTTAACTCACTCAGCTTATTGGAAGGACTTGAGCAAATACAACAGAGCTTACAAGAGCGTTGACCATGATGAAAAGACTATATTGAATGCTGCGGACTGCTTGATTCATATGCTTGAAAGCGCCGGAATGACGCCAACACGCATTAGAACTCCTGAGGAAGTTTTAAGTGACATCCAGTGGAACAAAGCAGCTGGACCCATGTATGGGATGAAGAAAAGAGAGCTGTGTCAACATCTAACTGAGGAGGAGCTAATTGCGATGGCCATCCATTGTAGGCGCGAACTGGTGAGGGGAGAGAACGCAGGGATATGGAATGGATCCCTCAAGGCAGAACTACGCCCACTCGAGAAGGTGGAGCAAGATAAAACGCGAGTGTTCACAGCAGCACCGATCACAACATTGGTGGGTGCCAAGGCGTACGTCGATGATTTCAACAAACAATTTTATGCCACACACTTGCATGCACCCCACACGGTTGGTATTAACAAATTCCAGAGAGGTTGGGAGAGAGTGCACCGCTACTTAGATGAGCCAGGGTGGCTTCACGGGAGTGGTGACGGGTCAAGATTTGATGCTTCTATCGACCCATTTCTGTTTGATGTGATTTACTCAATCAGGTGCCACTTCATGGCACCAGAGTGCAAAGAAGAAGCAGAAGCTGCCCTCAGCCATATGTACAGAGAGTTC